TGCGTATCAATAGCACTCATGCTTGCAATATAAGGGCCATTATACACTACTTGAGGGCCACCGCCCATAGTAGAACTTAATTGATTATTAGGAATAATAGTTCCTGAAGATTTAGGAATAAATAATTCAGGGCCACGCTCACCAACCATATATGAATTTTGAGCGCTTACATTTCCGCCTTCAGCTTTCCCACCCCAAAAAGCAGTTGATCCGAATGCAGGCGAACTACCACCGCCGCCAAAAAATTTACTAAAAAATCCACCAATACCTGATTTTTCAAATATGGCCGTAGCTTGCGCTCTCATTTGAATTTTTAATAAATCGCCAATAATACTTCTTGCTAAATCACTAAAACTTAATTTACCTGTTTGCACAAATTGATCTATTGCGCTTTCCATATTTTGTGTAACAGATACGAAAGCTTGCTCACCTAATAAAGCCGCATTAGTAGCATTATCAGCATAAGTAGCAAAAGCTTTTTTCCAGCCAAATTCAAAAGTTCTTTGTGATTGTAAAATAGCGTATTCTTGTTTTGCTCTATTTATTTCTGTTTGCGCCCATTCATTAGCTTGCTCTTGCGACATTTTACGACCAAATTGATCGCCTAAAGTTAATTGCTGACGCTTATGTTCAATATCTAATAATTCTAATTTTAAATTTCTTTCATTTTGTCCTAAAAATGCTAAATCAGATTCTAATTTATATCTTTGTCTTTTAGCTTCAGAAATCATTATTTCTCGTCTATAAAATTCCTCTTGTCTTTTTAAAGCGTCTGCTAATTTTTTTTCTGATTCTGATTGTTCTATTTTACGCTTGGCTTCTAAATTTGATCTATCAGCAGTAAAATTAGGCCCTGCTGGGCCTGTATTATTCATAGGGCTATAAGTTGAGCTTCCTTCAGCGCCTTTAGGGCCAAAGCCAAAAAATTTATCTATCTTTTCAAAGTATGGGTCTAATTTTTGATTAACTCTATGAATTGCATCCATCGCTTTTGCGATAGCTTCTAAAACAGGTAATACATTTTTGGCTAGATTATCTTTAAAATGAAGCCATCTTAAATCCATAGCATCAATAGCTACACCTATGCGCGCATAAACTTGATCCGATCCAGCAAACGATCCTTTAGCTTTTTCATAGTCTGCATATAAACCTTTAACATCAACACCTTTAATTGCTTTTCCTAATAGATCAAACGCTAAAGCATTTCGTCTAATTGGGTCTTCAATATTACTTAAACCTTTAAGTGTTTTTTCTAATAACTCTTGCTCTGTTAAAGTAGCTAAATCTTTAGTCGTTATACCTAAATCTTGAAATGATTTTCGGAGTTTGTCAGAGCCTTGAGCGGCTTCATCAACTTTATTTGTAAATGATGCAAATATTTTTGAATTATCATCTATATTTCCACCATTAAGAGCAAGAGCTTGAGATAATTCAAGAACACTTTCTACGGCAACTTCATTGGCTTTTGCTACATCATTAATTTGATCTGCAAATTGTATTGCTTCTCTTGAAGCCGCTATGAATGCAGTTCCAACGGCGGCTAAACTTATTTTAGCGCCAGCGCCAAAGGTTTCAACCTTATCTTTAGCCATTCCTAGATTTTTATTGAACTCGCCTGCATCAAGTCCAAGTAAAACCGCTAGTCTTGAAATAATTGCCATAATTACTTACCTTTAAATTTATCCATATTGAATTCAGGTGCTTGGCTCATAAACATTAATAATGATTCGCTAGCAGATTCTTTAGGCTCATCAAAATAATATGGGTAAATATTTCCCAATACGCTTTTAAGTGTATAAGGCTGACTATTACTAGCTCTTAAATAATTAAATACGCCTGCCGTAAGCGTTCCTAACCCTACTATCACATTTTTATTGCCCAAAGCACCATCAGCATACATAACCATTATTTCGTTCATTGTAGCTTCATCTAATGCGTCAATGTTTTGTATTGTATGCCCATTAAAAATCATAGCCGCTCGGACTTGTGTTCTTAATGAGCCTGTTACTTTGAGCGAACTTCCTTATATTCAGGGCTTATAACTTCATTGATTTTTTCAACCAATGTAAGCTGGATTGCCAATGGAAATTCAGCTTCTATATCTTCATAGGTTATTTGATCTAATGTTTCGCCATTTTCACCTATTAAAAATTTAATATATGCAGTAATTCTATATTGAAGGATATGTTTGTTAGTTGCGGTTTCTCTCATTGATCGGCCGTCAATTACAATATCATTATTCTCTTCTTTTATGCCTTCAACTTTTCTAATATCTTCAGTTAAAATTTGATAAGCTTTTTCTATCTCATCAGCATTAGGATTTTTAGAATAATTATAAATTTCCTCAATTTCAGATACGCTTGGGACTTTAACTTTAAAAGTATGTCCACCTAATTCAAATGATCTAGTTAATACTGATAATCTATTTTCCTCGTATTTTTTACCGAGTGCTGATCCTAATTTGCTCATGTCTTTTCCTTATTTTGTTAAATTTTTAGCTTTATATGCATCCATTTTTTGTTTAATTAAATCACCTAATTTTGCTGATACCGCTTGCGCTTGTGATTCTAATGATACTCGCATAAATGGTTGGGCTGACATTTTAGCCGTTCCAAACTCATTAGCAATAGCTCTAGCATCGTGCATAACGCCAGCTTCATCATAAAACTTTCTTTTAGCCTTTTTATATTCACTACCTTTTAAAGTTCCATGTTGCGCGTGGAATTGTTGCTTTAATTTTTTAGGAATTGGTCGAGATGAAACAAGTGATATAACAGAATCTTTTGTTGTTACATACTTTGATTTCATATCTTTTCTAGTAGGTCTTCTTGCAGTAATATACAAAGAACGATCCAATGCGCCTGTGTCTTTAGGTGATAGTGCTTTTGACATAGCCAATACAGGCTTCATAGCTTCTCTAACGGCTGGTATTAATACTTTGCTTTTTGCGTCTTTATCGCCAAATTGCTCTTGAAAATATTTAAAAGCTTCAAGAGTTTCTTTTAAACCATTAACGGCAAATTTAACACTCATTATTCTGCCTTAATAATTTTTTGATAGATTGTATTATTAAGTTTAATAGCGTAATCAACAGCTTGTTCGGGTGTCATTTTGTCCGCATGATTTTTAGCAATATCATGGGCTAAAGCAATACCTGTTAATCGTTGTTGAGCAAAACCAAACCAATTCTTTTGACCTGAATTGGCTTGGCTTACTAAATAACTTAATAGATCATCGCTATTCTTGATTTGTGTCGTCATTGTGTTTTACCTTTTCTTTTTTTGTGTTTTCATAAGGATTAACTTTTGCTAGTGCCTGTAAAGCAATATATTCTGCGCTATCAGGATTAGCTTTTGCTAAAGCGTCAGCAACTTCTTTTGCATCAACGGGCAAACCCAAAGCTACTGTATCAAGGCTTTGATAGGTGCTAGTTAATATTTCAATAGCTTCAGATAATTTCATTTTCTAATCCTTATTAAGTATTATTTGACCAACCATATTGGTTGCCGCGTGGATGGATTGTAAATGTGCATTTAGCTTCAGCAGTTGGGTTAGGATCAACTGTGAATTGGCCTACGCGACCATTAAATGCGTAATTAACAATGTTTGTGCCATCAGTAGCAGAGATAACGAATGTTCTATCAATTGTGCCGTTATAAGCATCGCCACGCATTAAAAGAAGATTAGTATCAGCAGGATTCCATGCCGCAGTAATTGTCATTGATGTTGGAGCGGCTTGTGTAGGAATCTTGTCGGATTGACGAGAGCCTGCAACATTATAGTTTGCCATTGCATCATCTTGACCAAAAGCTGGGATAGCTTCTACAGGTAATAAGTTTGCTGAAACTGTGATACCTGATACTGAAGCATAAACAGAAAGGTTAGCTGTTGATAAAGCGGTTGGTGTTGCGCCTGATTGACAATAAAGACTTGCGCTAAAACCTGGTAAAACTTTATTTGGAAGTGCCATAATTTATTTCCTCACATTAAAAAATTAAAAATTCTTATGTTGGTATGTATAAGGTGCAATCCATAAAAATATTAAACAGATTGATCTCATTGTCGTATCCATTATATAACCATACTACATCAGCTTTAGATATTGGAAATTTTGTGCCACTAGGATTTCCAAAAACTCCACTATAACCATGTAGCGCTTGCAAAATGTCATTAGCAGTTTGAAAACTATTTGCCATCGTGGTAGAAAATACACTTATTTGAAAAGTCGGTGTATCAATACCTTTAACACTTTGTGTTTGACCTGTATAAACAGGTTGATGGACATTTCTTAATTGCCATGTAACAAAATCATTTTGTGTAGCAAAATTTCTATTGAAATTAGCATAAACAGGTATAGGCGATATTATATCACTTAACTGCCATTGTATGGCTTTTGCATAATCATTTACATTCATTTGAGAAGCCATATTAAACCTTTGTCGTAGGATCGGATCGGTAACACATTAAGGTTACTGACATTCTGTCGTTAGATTCAATAGCATCCGTAATGCGCCAATCTTTATCTCGCCAAGTAATTGAGTATAAATCTTGATGATTTACAATATCTTTTAAATTAGGTGTGTAATTAAAAGTAAATTGAATTAAATCTTGATAAACACGATAACGCTCGGTTATAGCAACCGAATTTTTTACATCGGATACTAAAGGCCGAGTTGTAAATTTAGGTGCAATAGTTGTTGTATATTCACCATATAGATCAGTTCCAAAGGTGAGATCATTAACAACCACATTTTCATAGCGCTTAATGGCCATTTATATTCTCACATTACAAGTGGTTTATATGGTCTTAATAAAGCATCCACTCCATAAGGAATGTTTTGTAATTTAGTTAAAGTTGTTTCAGCACGATTATTATATAAATGTGTTAGTAATAATAAGCCTGCCTGTTTAATTACAGGATATGCTTGTAAGAAGTTAGGGTTTTGTGTGTATTCAACAACAAGCGGACTTGTTCTATTCATGCTGATATTGCTAGGTGTGCCATTAGGCAAAATAACTTTATTACCTGTAACATCGTAGTAATAATCATTAGTTGTAAGAGTAACTAAAACGCTTGGGCTATTTCCATTGTAATAAGCAACTTTAGTAATTACTGTGCCGCCGGAATTAAATTTATCTGTATAAGATACTTCAGGCAAATCTAGGCAAACAGGGCTTGCATAGATTGAATTTACATTGTAATAAACGCGATATGAAGTAGGGAAGATTGACATACCGAGATAATCCTCAATATGCATTCTTACCGCTACTTCCAAACCTTCTAAATAACCATCTTGTGATTCATCGCCAAACAAATTTAATTGATTGGTAATCTCATCAAGCGTTAGCCAATTAGTTGTTAAATCGCGCGCAATTTGCTCAACCTTTGTGTAATTAAAAGGATTGCGAGTTGCCGCATAAGGAACTTGCCCTAGCGTATCAGCCATTTATTAAACCCCTACTAAAAATACACCTGCAAAAGGATTGCGAACAGTAGATGCTAATCTTTTTTCAGCATATAGCGTTACAAAGCCAGGTGCAGTTTGGTCAAAAAGCTTAATATTCATTTCTTCTGCATCAGCAATAGTTAGGAATTGATCCCAATTTGCTAATACGCCTGAAATCTTACCAGCCGCAGGTGCTTCTAGGTAAGGATTAGGAATTACAGGGAAACCAAATAAATTAGCTATTGCGCCACCATCTTCATCGCCTACTTCTACAAACATTGGCGCGCCACCTGTTGATCCTTTTAATTTTCTTAATTGAGCAATTAAAGTTGGATGTAAGTGCCATGCAGTTGTAGGTAAACTCCAATATTGACCAGGCAATAATGAAGCCGCATTTACAATGTCATCATAAGTAATGCCTGAAGCTGAAAACTCTTCTTTTAAAATTGTGTGAATACCATTAGTTATTGCAGTTCCGCTTGTGCCATAAGCCGCCGCTGAAGTGCTTGTATTATAAACAACTAAACCGCGCAAGCCATCAGTTGCACCTGTTGATGTTGTAATTGATCCTGCTTGATCGTTATTTAAAGCCATAGATTGTGCTTCTAATTGGCTAAATTCGAGCATCAAATCACTCACAATTGCAGTTTCAAGGCCATTAATATCTGACATTGCCGCAGTTCTAATTGGTAATTGTGCAGTTATAACTCTTGTTGGAAGTTGCCAAAAAGAAGTAGCAATATTTGGGCTACCGCTATCAGGAACAACCGCATAAGTCCAAGCGTTAGTTGAGTTAGCCGCGTTACCTGTTTTAGCAACAAATTGAGCCGCTGAAGTATTTGTGGATTTGATTTGACGAGAACCTTGTCTGAAAGGATTAGCATAACGGAGTGCCGCGAATGCATCGTCAAAGTAAATTCTACCACCAATATTTAAACCGCTACCTGTAAGCGCTGACGCTTCCTTAACATCTTGGGCTTTTTCCTCAAACAAATTAACTTTAGCTTCGCCTTCAGTTAATGCTTGTTTAATGCCTTCAAAAATTCTTTCAGATGTATTCATTTTTCTTTCCTAAATTAATTAAAGAAGGGGCGGATTGCTCCGCCCTTCCCGTTACCATAGTTTTAAATTATGGTTTTGTTACAGTTGCAGTTGATCTATAACGAACTAAAGCGAAAGGATTAACTACGCTTGTGCATAGACGCTTTTCACCATAGAAAGTAATAGAACCTGGCAATGTTTGATCGTAACGGCGTAGAACCATATTTAAACGATCAACAATTGCATGGCAACGATCCCAATCACCAAAATACATTGGATAGAGAGAATCTGTGCCTGCCGCAGTATCAAGGAATGGAACATCTAGGTATTTATTAACTACTACATCAAAACCTAATAATGTGCCAACGATGCCATCTTCACGAGCTAAACCATCAACATAGATTGGGCGACCTTGTTGATCTGTTAAACCACGAATAGCCGCTAACATAAGTGGGCTAATAATGAATTTAGCAGTTGGTGTCCAATATTCTTGTGGTAAAGCATAGATAAAGTTAATAACATCTTTATAAGTTACATTATTTACGCCACCATCGCCGTTTGTTGTTAATTGGTCGTATGTTGCGACATTATGTAAACCACTTGATGATCCTGTGCCACTTGATCCGTATGATGAAACTGATGTTGTTCCACCTGTGTAAGATGCATTAGCGCCTGGATATTGATTTAAACCGCGTAAGCCGTTTGAACCGCCATATGGTAATGTTGTTAAGCCTTGATCGTTGTTTTGAATCATTGAGAGAGCTTCTTGTTGAGAGAACTCAAGCAACATATCTGAAACAACATTAGATTCTAGGCCATCGATGTCATCAAGAGCCGCAGTTCTGATTGGGAACTGTGTATTTAAGTCTTGAAGAGTTAATTGCCAAATTGTTGTTGATTCAGTTGTTGGGTTAGCACCTGATGAAGTGTTGTTATTTACAGGATAACCCCACATAGCACCAGCGTTACCTGTTTTAGCTCTAAATTGATAAGTTGCGCCATCAGTAGCAACCGCACGAGAAACACCGCGCATTGGGTTAGCTAAACGGAGTGCAACGAATACAGGATCATAAGCAGTTCTACCGCCCACGCCTGCGCCTGAACCTGTTAATGCTGAAGCTTCTTTGATGTATGCATCATATTGGCCTGCATCTTCAAACATTTTAATTTCTTTTTCGCTACGGCCACCAGCTTTAACGAATTCAGCAAGTTGAGATTTAACCATACGATTAACTTCTTGGCTGATTGATTTGTAAGTTTTGATAACTGAAGGAGCTTGAACTGAAGCAACTTTAGCTTCAAGTGCCGCTACTTTTTCATCGAATGAAGCTACTGTTTCAGCAAGTTTAGCGTCAACTGAAGTAGTAATTTCTTCAACTTTTGCTAAATTAGCCGCTTCAATAGCATCTAATTTTTCAATAATTTTTTCTGACATGATTTATCCTTTTAAACGATTGTTAAGTTTTTTGAGTAGTTCTCTTTCCTCAAAAGCTTTGAGTAATTGATCTTCCTCATTTACCACCGCATCAGCATCACTCTGAATAGGTGCTTTTTCAACTTCAACTTTAGGCTCATCACGAGTTGCTAAAATTTGTTTGAAAATTGAAGATGCGGTGGTCGCATCTTTTCTTGAAAGTTTTGCATCACGCAATGCCTTCTCGATTAGTTTTAAATCAAGCGTTCCATCTTCGCGGAAGCATGATTCTAATTTAGAAATATTGCATTCAAGATTGTTTGGTTGCATAACAATTGAAACTTCTCTTAAACCGCCTTTAGTAATTTGGAAATAGCCCTCTTCATCGGAATCCATATCCATCATATTGCCTTCTTTATCTGTCATACAATATTCGTCTGCATAAGCGCCTACAGAAACACCGCCAACCATATTTGGTGATTCTTTCATAATTGTATAAAGGTCTTTTCCTGCGGTAGTATTAGTAAATAGTCGGCCTTTTGCATCCATACCTTCATCGGTAAATGTAAATTCTTGCCATTCGCCAACAGGCATTGACATATCATTATGTTGGAAATACATTGGGAGCGGTTTGCCTTCTTTAGCAAACTCATCAGCCCATTGTGCAAAGCCTTCAGGTTTATAATTAAATTTACGGCCATCAGCACCTTCTCTAGCGCCCCAAGTCGTTACAGTAGCTTCAATAACGCCACTATCTTGCGTAGCTTCATCAGATTTAATACCTAATGCAACTTTTGATTCGAAAAAGAACTTTTCGAAGTTTGATTTGTTAATCATTGATTGGCACTCCCTTATTTTTCATTCCGTTAGTTGTAACAGGTTGAGGTTTTCTCTTTTTAGCCTGTTTGGTTAATTTTTCGAGTAACTCTTTTAATGTCATTAGGCTTTTCCCGCCTGACCTGTTTTGCCAACGCTAGAAGTGTTGCCACCGCCACCTGTATCTTGAGGTGAAGTGCCGCTAATAGGTCGAGCTTGTTTTGATGTATCTTTTAATTCGTCTGCGCCATCCATATTTTGTTTACCAAGATATTCGCGCGCTTCATTAGGTGTCATTATACCATTATTCACACCTGCTACGGCGTAATTCATTTGGTCTAGTGGCGCACCTTTTAAAAAGTCTTGAGTTTGAAATTCAATGCATAGATTTGGATAACCTGCAAGCAATGAAGTTTTAAATTTTTGTTGAATGTTAGTAATAATTGGAAGCATTGTTGATTTATAGAATTCATCTAACATAGTTTGAGTATTATTGTATTTACCTTCCTCAATTCCAATCATTGCAGGTGGCACGCCAAACAATCCGCATATACGCTTCATAGTTTGTTGCTTTAAAGCTCGCGCATCCGCATCTTGAAGTGTAAGCATATCTAATGGCATATATTTCATGCCGTTATCTAGTAACATTCCTTGACCTGGTTTAGATAAATCAGTTGATGCCGATCCTGTTAATGATGACCATGCTTCTTTTAATCTTGCGGCAATTTCTTTAAATTTAGAATCAGGAATTACTTGATCTGTAACAAACATTCCGCTTGGTTTAGCACCATTAAGCATAATAAAGTTTGAATAGAGGTCAATATCTTGATCTAATGACACAAGTTCGGTAGCCAAAATTCCTTTGTTAAAGCCTGCGCTACCTTGCCAAGCCATTTCACTTGCATGAATAACTTGGAAATATTCTAATGGCTCATCCTTATTGAATCCGTATGTCGATGTAGATAAACGATAGGTCGGGTATCTAGTCGGTGTTATTTGAGCGGTTATTAAGGTTGAATCTAAAAGATACATTTCCATTGGAGTTAGCGTAGAGTTCGTTTGCTCTTTACGCCATAAAGCAGTAAAAGTTTCGCCTGATAGGTCATACCACATTGACCATTGATACCAAAACTCGTATGCAGATTGGTAGTTATTTGGGTTATTAAGCAAATTATAAACGGCTTTTGCTTTAGCTTTATCTCTTGCTGAAACTTTAGAATCGGTTACGGCATCAACTAATTTACCATTTTCATCATAAGCCATAATCTTAATTGGTAATTGAGCTAATGCTCTTGCTTTTGCATTGACACAAGCCATAACAGTTGAGTTACGGCTTAATACTGACATATCAACTACTCGGCCTGCGGTATTAACAGAGCTAGTAGTTACATATAATAATTGGTTATTTGCTTGTTGTTTTTGCCCTGAAACATTGCGTAAGATGTTGTTTCCTAACGCAGTTTGGCCAAATAAGGTATTACTTTCTTGGGCGTTTTTGTTTGACTTTCTTTTGAAAATATCCGTTATAGCCATATTTTTCCTTTAAATGCTTCTAAACCCAAACGAGCTTGAAACGAATGGATTGTCTAATGAGCAATGCATAGCGATGATTAGCGCTATTATACCATCAACCTTTGCTGATTTATCAGCTTCATTCTTTCTTATTTTGATATTTCCATTTACATCTTCATAGACTTCGCAATTACCTAATTGCCATCCAATAAATGGATTTCCGCTATGTTTTATTTGATGTTGCATAATTAATTTTTCAGTATGCTTTGACGGGTTATTTAAAACGGCCATCCCTTGTCCTACTTTTTTGACAGGAATACTGTAATCATACAATCTTGCTACTAAAGAAGCGGCGTTATAAGCATCATACCCTACTTCCTTGACATTATAAAGTGTCGCTTGTTGTTTTATGTATTCAGAGATTTCTCTATCATCCATAACATTGCCTTCGGTAATTTTTAAAACACCTGATCGAACAGCTTGATCAAATATAGGTCGATAATGAGTTGGAATTAAATTTAATCCATCTTCAGGTAAAAAGAATTGAAAGTGTGCATAATAATCTTCCTCTGAATATCTTTTTAATATACATACCGCATTTAAGTCGCGAGTGGCCGCCAAGTCGAAACCAATAAATACGGCTTCAGGTTCGGGCTTATCTTCACCAATAGAATCATCCCAATATTGTCGATCAATCCAGGCGGTGTTAGCGCTTACATAAATGTTAAGTGTCTTACATAAAAATTCATTAAGTGCCGCAGGTTTTAATTTAGCTTGTTCGCATCGTTCTTTAATTGCATCTTGATAAACAGATACACCATGCATAGGGTTTGCTTTAGCCCAAGTCTTTTCATCTCGCCAATCGTCTGCTGGATCAAGTCCATAAAGTAAGCCAAACCATTTAGGATTATCAGGCGCTTCACCATGAAGCATAGCTTCAAAAGCAATTAAGTCCTCATAAAATTTAGTTTCTTTAGTAAATGATGCAGTAGTAATATAAATCCTTAACGGATTTTTACGAGCGACCATTCCTGAATGTATAACTTCAATAGAATTACGATCAACAATTTGCGCGGCTTCATCTATGATTGCGCATGACGCATTCTTACCATCGCCTGATTTTTTATTGTCGCGTGATAGTGCTTTAAATACAGTTTGAGCGTCATTGGTTTTACCAATCTCATATTTAGAAACACGATAGCAAGCTTTTAATTCTTCAGGCATAGAATCGACCATAGAACGAGCGGCATCAAAAACAATAGATGCCTGTTCGCGATTGGTAGCCAAAGTAAATACTTCAGCGCCAGCTTCATTAAATAATAATTCGTATAAACCGATAATTGCAGTTAATGTAGATTTACCAGCTTTGCGAGGAATATAAACAATGACATCAGTTGTCATTCTTTTATTGTGATCTTTTTTGTGGCGGAATCCATAGATGCCACATATAAGCATTATTTGAAAAGGTTGGAGTTCTATTTGTTGGCCTGCATCAGGGCCTTTAGTGTGTTTGAGAACAGAAACAAAATTTAAAACATGATCAACATATTCGGGAATAAACTCAAACTCCCATTGCTTATCTTCCATAAAGTTTAAGAAGCGTTGGCAAGCGAGTTGAATATTTTTGCAAACTTCTATGTTGCCTTTAACAACATCGTTGGCATATTTGATGCCTATCTTATAATCCATTATCTTTTAACTTGTGGCCCTTGTAGTAATCTTCCGATCATTGAGTTAGTAGTGAGATTAGTGTTTGATTTATTTAATCGGCCTTTAGGTGTAAGTCCTAATTCATTCATCAAAGCAATAATAAGTTTGAGCGCTTCTTTGCGGATAGAAACATAAGGCGATGGCCCAATAGTCTTGCCGTCATTAAAGCTAGTTACTAAACCTTCAACGGCAATATGTCGATTGCAATCTATGTAAGTATCAATTTGATCTGCGAGCATAGCTAATGAATGTTTGTCTTGATCCGAACCTAGTCCATAAAGATCATAAAGATAATTTGAAGTTTCAGAAACAAACTTGGGTTTACTCCACGCATCGGGATTGTCCATCCACTCGGCTTGAGGAATTCTTGTGCGTAAGTTTTCAGGCAAGGGAATTCCCATGTTTTCCCCTTTTGTGCCTTTGACTATGTGAAGTTCGGGTGGAAGCTTGGCTGTCATTATAGACACCCCCCTTTAAAAACCCCTTTTACAAAAGATTGGGGT